TGTGGTAGCAGCATCAGCGCTCACGGAATTTTGCATAAATATTCCCATGAATGCATGTAACTAGTTGATTTTCATGGTTTGTGAGTCTGACTTTTAATCCGTTGGTCGCGAGTTCGAATCTCGCAGGACCCACCAAAGAACACAAGGCCCCGTAGCAATACGGGGCCTTTTTTCTTTGCTATCGAAGATGTAGCGAAACAGGGTCAGGATTTGCGGGTCGTGTTCCGCAATTCACCGAGCAGGCTTCACTTTCTTGCCCACCTTGTGGCGGATGTACTGGGCTGTCATGCCCTCCTTTGTGTGCCCCAGTAGAGCCTGCGCGTGGCGTATCCGCCGTCGTCGTCCACAGTGGTGGCGGCCGTGGCGCGCAGGTCCCGAAACTGGAACTGCGCCTTTGGAATTCCGGCTGCATCCCGTGCAGTGTCGAACCGGTCGCGCCGCATGTTCTTGGTCAGCGGCTGGCCCGCCTCGTTCACCAGCAGCAAAGCGGTATCCGCTTTCAATTGGTCCTTGTAAGCCTGGATCTCGGCCAGCAGCTCATGTAGCGCCCCTGTCACTTCGATGCGCAGCTTGGCAGCTGTCTTGCCCTGGCGCACATACAGCATGCCGCCCGCAATGTGGTCCGTGCTCATGCGCAGCACGTCCACCGGTGTCGCCGACAAGTCCCAGCCAGAAGGCGCCGACAAGTCCGACGCCCGTGCCCTGGCCGTCCTGAACGAGAAGGTGGCCGGCTGGAAGCCTGGGCAGACCATCTGGATCCTGAACAGCCTCCCCTATGCGAAGCGCTTGGAATATGGGTGGTCCAAGCAAGCGCCCGGCGGAATGGTTCGCCTGGCGGTGCAGAACTACTCCCAGACCATCAAGAAGGTCGCAGACCAAGTGAGGCGTACATGAGCATCGTTGCCATCGAGACCGCGCTGGAAGAGCGCCTGCAGACCCTGGTCACGCCACCGCCTATCGCCTGGGAGGACATGGCCTTCGAGCCGACGAGCGGCCAGGGCTATCTGCGCGTGCACCACCTGCACGACCACCCGCGCGACCTGTTCATCGAGGGCGGGCCCGCCGAGTTGCCTGGCATCTTCCAGGTGGATGGGGTGTGGCCTGCAGGCCAGGGCAAGGTTGAGGCGAAGCTGGTGGCCGAGCGAGTGGCTGCACTGTTCGCGCCGGTCCAGAGCCTCGATGCCGGAAACCACCGCATCGAACGGGCGCAGACACCGGCCATCGCCGGCAGCATGCCGGACGAAGGCTGGTAGACGGTGCCGGTCTCGATAATGTGGCGAGCATTCCCCAGTGTCTGAGCCGTTGAGGAATTTGGTACGTCAGTTAGATGCTATGGAGTTTCAACCAAATTGAAATTATCCCATTTGCTGCTCATAATGGCGCCGCCATACACCATGTTCCCGATGTAGACCCCCTCAACTCGCCAGTTGTTCAAGTTATTATCATAGGTAAATGTGCTTCCGGCTGGAGTCACTATCCACCCGCGGGAAAGAACTGCTCCAAGCCTAGGTAGAATATTAACGGACATATAGGCAATACGTCCACCGTTGGGTATTAGAACAGGGCTGGCAGGGGAAATGCGTCGGATACTGTCGTTAACGCCAATGCTTACGCCGTCTGTGAAGCCCTCTAGATCGACACCTAGATCGGTTGGGTTGGTTATGCGTGAATCTCTAAGGAATATTTGGTAGAAGAAGTTCTTCCCATCATGTGTGTTCTTTAAAAACAAGCCAACTACGTATGTAGCATTGTTAAGATGAAATGGTGTAGTACTTGGACATTTAAATTGCACTTCTTCATAGGATGCTTCGACACCGCCGCTAAAACTCTGGGCTGCTGCCGGTTTCAAAGACATCTTGTTAAGGTGTGAAATGAAATCGGAGGTGGTTCATGGGAACGAGAAGGCAATTCAGCCGAGAGTTCAAGCTTGAGGCAGTCAAGCTGGTAAAGGAACGAGGCGTGTCGGTGGCGCAGGCTGCACGCGACCTCGATGTACACGAGAACGTGTTGCGCAAGTGGGTGCGCGAGGCAACGGTCGACCCGCAGCAGGCGTTTCCTGGTCAGGGCGTGATGAAGCCCGAACAGGCTGAGCTGGAGCGTCTGAGGAAGGAGAATGCCAAGCTGCGCATGGAGCGTGACCTGTTGAAAAAAGCGGCGGCCTACTTCGCCAAGGAGTCGATGTGAAGTTCGGCTTCGTTGCGAAACACCGAGGGACATGGCCGTTGGCGATGATGTGTGAGGCGCTCGGTGTCTCGCGAAGCGGCTTCTATGCGTGGCTCAGCAGGCCCCGAAGCCAACGCAGTCTGGAAGACGAGGTGCTCGGCAACCAGGTGCATCAGAGCTTCCTGGGCAGCGACCGCACCTATGGTGCTCGGCGCGTGTGGCATGACGTGCTGGCACTGGGTCAGCGATGCGGATTGCACCGCATTGAACGGCTCATGCGTGAGCAGGCCCTGCGCGCGAGGCCGCGACGCCGAGGCTTGCCGCAGGACCGAGGCCAGCGCAGCGCTATCGCCGACAACGTGTTGGACCGCCAGTTCCGGGCTGATGCGCCCAACCAGAAGTGGGTGGCCGACTTCACGTACATCTGGACGGCCGAGGGCTGGCTATATGCCGCTGCGGTGCTCGACCTGTACTCGCGTCGCGTCGTCGGCTGGTCGATGCAGGACAGCATGACCTCGCAACTCGTGGCCGATGCGTTGATGATGGCAGTGTGGCGCCGGGGCAAACCGGTCGCGTTGCTGCATCACTCCGACCAAGGAAGCCAATACACCAGCGAGCACTTCCAGGAGCTGCTCAAGGAGCAAGGCATCACCTGCAGCATGAGCCGCGCGGGCGAGGTCTGGGACAACTCGGCCATGGAGAGCTTCTTCAGTTCACTGAAGACTGAGCGCACAGCCAGAATGGTGTACCGGTCCAGGGAACAGGCCCGCGCCGATGTGTTCGACTACATCGAGCGGTTCTACAACCCGACGCGTCGTCATTCGACGCTCGGCTACGTGAGTCCGATAGAGTTCGAGAAAGCTCAAAAAGCTTAGGTCGGTGTCTATGAGACCGGCAGCAGCCCACTCAGTGAAGAAAGGTTGGCAAGGGGCTTGGATACCTGAATTCCATCTGGAGAGCCTGCTGCATTTGGACCGTATGAGGATAGTGGGCCTTTGGGTTGTAGCAGAAGGTCGTATTCATCACCGCAGGCCAGTGTTGGGACGCCGTTGAGGCTTAATGTATATACGCCATTGAGCCATGGAGCATTTACCTTGTCGTAGCTCACTGCTGCTGTGCTATTAGAGAGAGTCCAGAGATCATTTGATCCCTGAAATGAGCTGTAGGGGATAGAGTTGTATGGATAGCGAAAAGGGCCAGGGCTGTAAACAGGATCTCTGGTAGACCACTGAACTACCGCCCAGGACGGTTTTGTCGGCGTAGTGTTCCCAACTGGAGTGGGGCCAATCGCCGTTTGCTGAGTGTTGTCATTCGCAACCCAGAGGCTGCCTGGAAGTGGAGTCGTAAGAGTCCCTGCAAAAGCCGCGCTAATACCAAAACCTAGTGCAATTCCTAAGAAAGATTTCATCATTGTTCCTCAGTGGTTAAACCGCTCAAGTGGATCATGATTTCTTAGCGTTGGATATAGCTATTTTTTAGCAAAGCCAGCCGAGCAAAAGTGAAAATATGTTGGTGAGCTAACATATTAGAAGCGTGCGCAAATTAACACTGTGATTGCGCGAAAGATCTCGACAGAAATAAGTCCAAGTTGCCAAGGCGCTCTGGGAGCGCTCGCCTCAGTCGCCTCACCACCGCCGGCGAGGGCTTACTTACGCCCGCAGTTGCGGGCTTTTTCATTGAAAGGCCAACCATGGCACGCACTCCGAACGGCACGATCACGTCGGTTGCTACCGTCCTTGCGACGGCAAAAACCATCTCCGCCATCACCAACGCCGCCGAGGCCGTGGCATCGAGCACCGCTCACGGCTACAGCGTCGGCGATGTGCTGCTGATCTATAGCGGCTGGAGCCGTCTGAGCTTCCGTGCCGCGCGCGTCAAGACCGTGACCACGGATTCGTTCACGCTGGAAGGCATCGACACCAGCAACACGGAGCTGTTCACGCTTGGCAGTGGCGCCGGCTCCGCACGCAAGGCCACCACCATGGTTGACCTGGACCGCACCATGAACCACTCCAGCTCCAGCTCCAGCTCCAGCTCCAGCTCCAGCTCCAGCTCCAGCTCCAGCTCCAGCTCCAGCTCCAGCTCCAGCTCCAGCTCCAGCTCCAGCTCCAGCTCCAGCGGCGATGCCAAGACGGTGAACGTGAAGTTCATCAAGTCGGACGTGGAAATCGTGCTGAACGACGGCTTCAACGCCGTGCAGCGCACGTTCGACATGGACGCCGACATGATCGGCACGCCGGCATACACCGCGCTGAAGATGCTGTCGGACACCAACGCCGACACCGTGGTGCGCCGCCGCGCCAAGACTGGCGCCGTGTCGCTGATCCCGGCTAAGGTCTCCTTCAACGAGGAAGAAACCCTCACCGAAGGCCAGGCCGTGACCGTCAGGGCACGTTCAACGCCCAGAACATCAGCACGCGCTACGCCGCCTGATCTCCTGACCGCCCGTCTGGGCATCCCCTTGCACCGACGCAGCCGCTTCGGCGGGCGGTTGCGCACGGGCATTCATCTTCCTCCGCTGAAAGAAATCAATTATGGCCACTGCACTGCCGTCCATGCAGGCCGTGGTCAGGGCCCAGTCCGATGTCGCCAAGAGCGCTCTGGACATGGGCCTGGCTTCAAGTCGTCGGCCGACCAGATGCGCGCCTACTCGGCTTCCTCGGCCGGCCTGGCAGACGCGAGCGCGAAGACCGCCCGCTCCCTGGACGCCACCGCCACGGCGGCGCGCGCCTTCACGACCGCGATGGCCGTGGCCGGCGTTGGCTTCGGCGCGAACGAGCTGATTGCCATGGTGGACGGCTACACCAAGTTCACGGCGCAGCTGAAGCTGGCGACGAAGGGCGCGTCGGACTACGGCGTGGCCATGGTGTCCGTGAAGCGCATCGCTACCGACGCCCAGCAGGGACTGGGTGAGGTGGGTACGCTGTACGCGCGCATTGCCAATGGCACAGCAGAACTCGGCCTGAACCAGCGCAAGCTGGCAGACATCACCGAGACCGTCTCGCTGGCCCTGAAGGTTAGCGGGGCGACCGCGTCCGAATCTTCTCGGCCATGCTGCAGCTGTCCCAGGCTTTCGCTTCGGGTGTGCTGCGCGGCGAAGAATTCAACTCGGTCAACGAGGCTGCCCCCCGCCTGATGAAGGCGCTGGCGGACGGCATCAACGTCCCTATGGGCGCGCTGCGCAAGATGGCGGAGGAGGGCAAGCTCACCTCCGCCGTCCTGTCCGAAGCACTGCCGAAGGCCCTGGGCCAGCTGCGTGAGGAATCCAAGGAAGTCCAGACCATCGGCGGCGCCTTCACGGTGTTGAAGAACAACATCATGGAGATGGTGGGCGCGCAGTCCAACGCTAGCGGCACGACCAAGGCGTTTGCCTCGGGCATCAACGCACTGGCCAACAACCTGGATCTGCTGGCCGCTACCGGCGGCGCCGTGGCTGTGGTGCTGGGGGCGCGCTTCGCCGCCTCGATCACGGCGTCGGGCGTGGCTTTTGCCGCCTCTGCGGTGCAGGCCGCCCGCTATCAGGCCGCCCTGGCCAGCATGGCTGGCGTCAGCACGACCGCTGCGGCGGGCCTTGTGACCGTAGGCGCTGCAGCACGCGGAGCGTCTGCCGCCATGTCGCTGCTCGGTGGCCCGGTCGGCGCTGTGCCGACCGCTGTTGGCTTGGCCGCGACCGCCTTCTACACGTTCGGCGACAGCACCAGCGCGCTCGCCAAGAGCATTGGCGGCCTGGACCAACCGCTGGAGGACCTCAAGCGCAAGATCGACGCGCTGCCGCCTGAGAAGCGCATCTCCATCATCATGGAGATCAAGGATGACGCTGTGAAGCAGGCCAAGACGGTCGAGGCGTCTTTCGTGGAGCGGGGCAACTCCGTCATGGGTGCCTTCACAGGCATGGGGGCCGTCACTGGCGCCACCATGAAGGAGTTGCAGGGCCTAAACGACCGCCTGCGCGACGCACAGCGCACCGGTGCGGACATGACTCCCATCCTGCAAGAGGCGGCGAAGTCGGCCGGCGTGAGCCAAGCCACGCTCAAGAGCTGGCTGGATCTGGCGTCGAACATCCGTGCCGCGCGCAATGCCGCCAACGACAGTCAGAACCTGGCTGCATCGGCTACGGCGGGCATCGCTGGGCCGGGAGACTTCCCATCGCCAGGGGCTTTGGAGGCAGCGTGGGCGAGCGTCAGGAGGCCGCCCAGCAAAAGCCGCTGGAGATCAGCGCTCGCCAAAACGGCATCACCAAACAGTTCACCGAGGAGATGGCCGCTTACGCAGAAGGCCTGCGCACCGGCGTGATGCTCGAGGAGGAGTACGTCGAGGCAGCGCCTTGCGTGCGCGATGTGAGGGCCGCCCTCACGCGGCAATTACCTGGGTAGTCGATGTCGCCAACAGCACAATGAAGTCAAGGCAACAAACAGACTTCAACGATGCAAGAAATGAGATGCTCCAGTTGCAATCGCAAGCTGGCTGTCGGAGTCTTCCAGCAACTGAACATTAAGTGCCCGCGCTGCGGGACGCTGAATTCCTTGAGGGTCGAGAACCCCAAACCAGAGTGCCATAGAGCACCTTCTCAAAAAGCCGAAGGGTAAATATGGTTATTACTGTCGAACACATGACATCTGCTGCTGATTTGCAAGCGCCTATTACATCTCACTTGGTTTCTGGTTCTGCACACCATAAACTTCATCTTTGGGATGCGGCAAATGGTGCGGAATTGGTTTCAACTAATACTTGGAACACGGGAGTATATGCTGGGGGCACAAATCCTGTTGGTCAAACAAATAACGCTATTCAAGTTGGTGCGGATAAAAGTACTAGTGCACATATCGGCAATGGTGAGGTTGGTTTTTTTCTCAATGGCTTCAGCACAACTCTTAAGCCAGAGCAAAATTACTGGAGCATGTCTTTTGGAAATGCACCTCGTAATTCCAACATAATGTCTTGGTCTGGAACCAATGATTTTCACTATGCCTATAAGCAGGAATTTAAGACTATATACATGGAAGATTTCGCTTGCGGATATTCTTATGTTGGGATGTTTATCCTTGATGTAACCACGCAAAAGGTCGTAAGTGTCGTTCTTGCAGACTGGGACTCTAGGATCTCCGCTTCAGGCGGTGACTATGCGGCCATAGCACCAGTGCAGAATCCAGATGGCTCGCTTTCGCAGGTTATACCTTTTATCGGTGGTACATTGGGTAATTCTAGTTTTGTGGAAAGCTATGGGGATCATTACAATAAAGGCAATGTTGCTGGTATGATCTTTCAGCGTTATGGAACGATTACAAGGGCGAATATGCAAAACATGATCGCGGCTTTCAAGGGGCTTTCTGCAAATGCCCCTCACTATGACACGCTTGCAGCCGAAGAACTCTCCAATAATGGCGCCACCCCAACTTATCTCAAGTATTTGGATATCGCTAAAGAGCTTCGAGGTTCTACGAAAATGTCGAATAATACGTCTGACTATCAAGTGATCGGTATCGGCTTGCAGCCAGAACTTGCGAACACCAAAAATGGTCTTGATCGAGTTAAAGGTCAAGTTGGACTTACTTACAAAGACGTGGTTTTTTCGACATGGACTAATTGATTTACTCGTAGAAAACATCTGCATGGGTTCGAGGAAGTTGCATTTCTTTCCGATCTAGCCTGGGCGCCTCTGAACGCGCAACCCTTAACGGCCTCGCTTCTGCGGGGCTTTTTAGTTTCTGCCGCCACCAGGTGCACCCGGCAAAGCATGCATTGCGCATGGGGTGCAAGGCCTGCGTGGCGGCCCCAATGAAGGAGATCGTGATGCTCTACAACGCCCAGAACGCACGCGGAGCCACGGTTGTGGACATGGATTCCGGGAAGCCTCTTGCCAAGGTGCTGGACGTGAACCCCCGGGCTGGATGGGTCAAGGTGCATCAACAACCTCTGCGCCTGGACGTGCAGGGGCGAGTCGCTGGCGAGCGCATTTGCTTCGGCTCGATCTACGCGATCCAGGGCTTGGAGTCGATGCCCTGCTTATTCCACTGTTACGGGGGGCAGTCGTGACCGCAGCGCGCGAAGTCTGGCAGTCCAACGACTGTCCTGTGGCTTGTGCAGTCGCAGCTTTTCTTCTTGGCTCCCGAAATCTAGTGGCGAATCAATGGCACCGCATAGGTGACAGGGCCCCTGGTGTTGATTGTGCTCACGCAGTTCGCATCCGCGCATGTGCCGTAAAGCGCGATGTATGCCAGCAGACCTCCGGTGAAATCGCGGCCGTGGTTGAACTTCAGAACGTTTACGCCAGTGAGATCAGGCCTGTTCGGCTGATCGATTACGGATTGAGCATTTGGCTGGCAGCGGGCTTCGCAGGAGTATCTAAGTTGCCTCTCAACAGTGGCGTTGGGAGCGACGAGGTCAATTTGTATGTCGCTCATCGATTGAGTCACGGTGTCGTATACGTAAGAGCCGGCGGCAGTGCTGCCGCCAGCGAATTGCACTCCTGAGAACGAGAGCGTGATCATTTCGGCTTGTGCCGCCGTTGCCAAGAGAATAGGTGCAATAGCTATTAGCGATCGAAAATTCATAGGTAGATTGTCTTGGTTGATGTGGTCGCCTGTCCGAAGACTATGACAGATGGAGAGGCTCAGATTTTTGTAAGTGAATGGTTGACTTGCTAACATTCAACAAACCGTCAGGTTTGTTGAGAAATCGCACTTAGACTGGAACTGGTGTGAATGAAATTCATTAGCATCAAAAACATTCAACTTGATTGGGAGCATGGAATGAGGAAGTCGTTTCTTGCCGTTGCCGCCTTTGCGGCATTGGGAGCATCTGCGAGCGCATTCGCTGTTGGGAACGTGGAAGATGCGCATATCTGCGTGGTACGGGGGTGGGCTTGCGATGAAGCCGACCCGAGCTATACCGGCAGTGTGTTGATGTACCTCGACGATGGTCGATTGGTCCGCAAGCTGACAGCAAACAACCCGCGAGAGGCTGGCGTGGGGGCGATGTGCGGTGGCAACTCCAGCCGTGGCTTTGCTGGAGATCTGGACACCACCACCGAGCAAGATTTTTCCAATGGTTATCACGATGTGCGCTTTTACTTTGAGCGCCGGAACGGCACGCTGATGGAGTTGTCGAACTCGCCAAAGCGCGTATTGTTTGGTAAGGCTCAGTTCAGTCCCGGCCCCGCCGAGTGCTCTTTCCCCAACGGTTGGGGGAACTGATCGCTGATGGCAGCCCGGAATTACCGGGCTTTTTTGTTTCCAAGCCATAGGAAATGAAGAGCCCCGGGTGCATATTTCGGAGGTCAGCCGATCAAAACGCACGGGCTATTCGGCAAAGCACGCATCGCATCCCGGGCTACAAGGCCTGCGTGGCGGCTGCTACAAGGAGATCTGCGGGGGGCAGAGACCACACATCAGCGCCCTACCACTGCAGATTCAGATGGTTCGCACCTGAAAGCTGCCAGCAGGTCCAGCAAATCATTCCGTGGACATCAAATTGCACTCTGTGAGCCGTAGAAATATGATGTGCGTTTTGAGGAGATCCGAAGGATGAGGATTGTTGCGGCTCTAGTAGTGGCGCTGGGGGCTTCCAGCGCTTTTTCTGCAGACGAACCAGACGCAGCGGTGGCTTCTGGCGTTGTTCGCATGTCCGCTTCCATGAATGAGATGGCACTGGCGTGCAAGCACATGTCGAGCCAAAAGGTGGATGAGGCGAAAGCGAAGCAGAAGTCGGCGACGCTATCTGATCTGAAGGTCTCCGAGGCAGACTACGAGAAGCTCTACAGCGCTGCAGCCAGTGAATTCAAGAAGAAGTGGTCTTCGATGTCTGCGCAGCAGCAGCAGCAGTCCTGCGATCAGGCGAAGAAGTTGTCTGCCAAGCCCTAGAAGCGAAGGGCATTCCTGTTGTCTATCGCCACCTGCGGGTGGCGTTTGCATTGGTGGCCTGCCATGTCCAAGCTACAGACCCTGAAGAGCACACTGCAAGTGCTCGACACTCGCCGCGTGCAGACGATGCAGGCCGGCAGCTGGCGCACCAGCGACCAGACGGCAGCGCAGCCGACGTTCCTGAAGGCGCACCCCTTGTGCATCCGCTGCCAAGCTGAGGGCAGGGTTGAGGCGGCGACGGTGGTTGAGCATCGTATACCCCCTTGAGGTGATCAAGCCATGTTCTGGGATACCAGCAACTGGGAACCGCTATGCGCCATCCTTGCGGCCCGGATTGCCGCAGAGGGTTTCAGCGCAGATCCGATCATCCCGGTTCGCGGCGATGTGTCCGCCATCGGCCATGGCGCCACGCGTTACGATGATGGCACGCGCATGACCATGGCAGATCCGCCGATCACCAGGGAGCGCGCCCGCGACCTGGCCATGAACCTGCTGGAGCAGCAGTACGGAGCATGCGTGCGTGATTCGCTGGGCGACACGCAGGTGCATGTAGCCGAGTTTGCCCAGGCCGTGGACTTCGCGGGCCAGTACGATTGCGGCGCCTGGCGCCGCTCCTCGATGCTGGCGCACACGCGGGCCGGCGACTATGCCGGCGCCTGCAACGCCTACCTGGCATATCGCTTCATGACCAGAGCCCAGCCCCTGCAGGGCTACAGCGCCTTCCAGTGGGATGAGGCCGGCCACCCGAAGCGCTGGCGGTTCGACTGCAGCACGCCGGGAAACCGCATCTGCCGCGGTGTCTGGATCCGTCAACAGGCGCGGCACGCCGCGTGTATGGAGGCCAATGAAATCACTTCTGATCGCAACCGCTGCGGCCCTGGCCGGCTGCACCGTGGTCCCTGCGGGCTCCGTGCATCAGGCCTGCCGTGTGAGCGAAATCGCGGTAGCCGAGGCCGAGATGGCGCCCTCCTGGTACGTGCGTGCAGGCGAGGTGCTGGAGCGATGTGGCGTGCCTCAGGCCCGTGAACGCGCCGAGCAATCCGCCTGTGCGGGGCCGAGCGTCGCTCCGGCTACGACTGCGAGGCTCGGCCATGAACCCGATTCTCTGGGCGATGTGGTGGTGGGACGGGCGGTGATTCCTGCGCTTAACACCCACCTGGTCGCCGCCGCCGTGTTGGCGTGGCAGTTCCTGGGCGCCGAGTTGGCCGAGGCCAGGCTGGAAGCCACCACCCAGCAGCTGGCCACCAGCACAGCCCAGCGCGCGGCCGACGCCCGCGTGCGCAGCGCCGAGCAGGCCATGCACACCAAATACCAAGGAGCCCTCAATGCCGCCCGTGACCGCGAGGCGCTACTGCGCCTTGATCTTGACCAGCTTCGCACTGTCTCTGACGGCCTGCGCGAGCAATCCGCAGATGCCGCCCGCCGACTTGCCAGCGCTCCCCCTGCTGCCGTCCTTGGCGCCGCCTGGCCCGTGATGCCACGCGGGCCATTGAAATGGAAAAAGCCACCCGAGGGTGGCCTAATAAATTGTGCTTTAGCTTTAGTAAGTTGAGTAAGCCCACCAGCCGTAGTTACTTAATCCCATATAGCCTCCACCATTTGCGTTTGTCCTGACAAATTCTGCATCTAGATGGAGCATTCCTAATTTATAATTCGCTGGATTTGTAGAGAGATGTGTGCATTTCTTTTCTCCGAAGTTTTGAGGTAATTTGCAATCGTCAATTCTTGAGATTGCCGTATTTATATCTTCAAGCGCCTTCTTGATTTGGGCGTAAGAGACAGTGAATGCAAACCACTTCCAGCCGCTCCATGGTTGATTTGTTGAGGCCGATGATCCAGGAACCATTGTCGAGTAGGTTGTTCCTTGGTTAAATGAGGATCCAACAATATAGGATGCGGTCGCCACGTCTTCGCCGATTGACTGTACGGGAGCTGGGCCATTGTTGCCGGATGGATAGTCAAACGCCCAATGAGCGAACCATATGTATCGATTAAATGGATCCGTCATGTCCTGTAGCGTGAATGATGGGCCCGCGTGTGCTCTGGCGCTACCTTCGACGGCTACGCTGGGAATTTGAAGCATCATTGAAAAATTGAATACACTGGAGGCTCCCCGAGAGAAAGGGCGGTGGTCCACACCGGAAAATGCATATCCCAGATTTGCCCCCATAATATTCCGATGACTTACAATAAGTCTTCCATTTTCATATGTATCTGGTGTGTATGGAATGCCATAAGCATTAAGCATTGCTCCAAATCTCGGCGATAAAACGCCT